CTTATTAAGTTTAACACTTGCAAAATTTTCTTAATTGTGTTAAACTTAAATAAGAAAATAAATAAAGTTTATTTTCTTAAATGTAAAAAGCAAATTTAAAGAAAGGAGAAAAAGATAGTTGACTGATACACCTATAAAATGTACTTTCAACGTTACACAGGTAACTTTTAATCTATATAAGAATGAAGATGGAAACGTGACTATCACACCCGAGACAGTGACAATCAACCAACGTAGACAGCTTCCTTATATTCAGCGTTATCTGGAAGAGCGTTTTAAGGGCTATCTCACTATTGAGGTAGTAGACTATGAATACAAGAGCCTTACGGCATTTATACCATTTGCTACCGCCCTAGAATACGGAGAGGAACAACCAGTGGAAGGGGTGTAAGTAAATGGCTTTAACACCAAAACAAAGGAAGGTACAACGGGACTACTTAACAAGAAAGAAAAGAACTTTACAACGTCAGGGCGCTTCTAATGCAGAAATAAAAGCCTTTATGGGTGGACGGTGGGACTTTTCAGGAATGAGTGACAAGGCTCTAGAACGAGCCTACAACGAGGTAAAAGGCAAGGGACGGACGCAAGTTTTCGGAAACCATGTCTACACTAGTGACTATGTGAAAAAGGCTAAGGCTTGGTACGGCGATAAGTTTTCAACCGAAAAACTTACGCAAGGCTTTCGCAGTTCTCAACGCTCAGACTTGAACCGCTTTCACTCAGCTAAAGAGGTCAAAGAATACCGCTCACAACGTGACAGAGAAGCTAAAGAGCGTTATATATCAGCACTGGAAGAAATGCACTACAACACCAGAGAATCAGGGAACAAGGCGCAAGAAAAAGCCTTTAAACAAATGATTTCACGCATAAGGAGAATGAGTGCTAGCAACTTTGGGGCTTTCCTTACGGGTGGAGCTTCTGACAAGGTTTCATTTGATAATGTTATGGTTTTTGTAGATACAGACGGCAAAGATACAGCTTTTGAATTTCAGGATAGTTTAGCCCGTGAAATCCTTGATAATGTAGACAAGTTTTCTAAGCAATTTGTGGCAGACACACGCAGACGAAAGAAACGAGGTAAGAAGTGACTTGCTACTATGCAGGCGACTTTGAAACAACTACAAACGAGGAAGAAACAGAGGTTTGGCTATCTTGTTTTACCAAGGTTATTGACTATGACAAGCTAGATACATTTAAGGTAAATACAAGCCTTGAAGGCTTTCTAAAAGCGCTCTATCTTGATCTAGACAAGACCTATACAGAGACAGGTGAAGATGATTTCATCATTTTCTTTCATAATCTAAAATTTGACGGCTCTTTCTTGCTATCATTCTTTCTTAATAATGATATTGAATGTACTTACTTTATCAATGACATGGGGGTATGGTATTCTATAACTTTAGAATTCCCAGACTTTACACTAACCTTTAGAGATTCTCTAAAAATCCTTAACTTTTCCATTGCGACAATGGCTGGACTTTTCAAAATGCCGATAGCAAAAGGAACAACCCCTTTACTAAAGCATAAACCAGATGAAATAAAGCCAGAATGGATTGACTACATCCATGTAGACGTTGCAATTCTTGCCCGTGGTATCTATGCCATGTATTATGAAGAAAATTTCTCAAAATATACATCAGCTAGTGAAGCGCTAACAGAATTTAAAAGGATTTTCAAGAAGTCAAAAAGGAAGTTTAGAGACTTTTTCCCTATCCTAGATGAAAAGGTAGACGACTTTTGCCGTAAAGCGTACCGTGGGGGCTGGACGTTCGCAAATCCTAAAACACAGGGGCGAACCTTGAAGAAGCTGATAGACATCTACGACATCAACAGTATGTACCCAGCAACCATGCTACAAAATCCTTTACCAGTCGGAACACCTAAGCGCTATAAGGGAAAGCCCAAAGAGATAAAAGAAGGATACTATTATATCTATCATATTAAAGCTGATTTTGACTTAAAACGTGGTCACCTTCCTACTATACAAATCAAGCGCAAATTGGACGCTTTAAGAGTTGGGGTTAGAACTAGCGACTATGTAACAACCTCCAAAAATGAGGTTATAGACTTATATTTGACTAACTTTGACCTTGACATTTTTTTAAAACATTATGACAGCTCCATCATGTACGTTGAAACCCTTGAATTTCAGACAGAATCAGGCTTATTTGATGATTACATCACAACATACAGATACAAGAAAGAAAACGCTCAAAGCCCAGCCGAAAAGCAAAAGGCGAAAATCATGCTTAATAGTTTATATGGTAAGTTTGGGGCTAAAATCATATCTGTTAAGAAACTAGCCTATCTGGACGATAAAGGGATTTTACGCTTTAAAAATGACGATGAAGAAGACGTTCAACCCGTTTATGCACCCGTTGCCCTTTTCGTTACGTCAATAGCCCGTCACTTTATTATCTCAAACGCACAGGAAAATTATGACAATTTTCTATATGCTGATACAGATAGCTTGCATTTGTTTCATTCTGATAGCCTTGTACTTGACATTGACCCGTCAGAGTTTGGCAAGTGGGCGCATGAGGGTAGAGCCGTAAAGGCAAAATATCTACGCTCAAAGCTCTACATAGAAGAACTAATACAAGAAGACGGAAGCACACACCTAGACGTTAAGGGCGCTGGAATGACCCCAGAAATCAAAGAAAAAATAACCTTTGAAAACTTTGTCATAGGTGCAACATTTGAGGGCAAGCGTGCCAGTAAGCAGATAAAAGGGGGAACTCTTATTTATGAAACAACCTTTAAAATCAGAGAATCAGACTATCTTATTTGATGGTTTTGTATGTTTGGTTTATCGTTCCTTTTTCAAAAAATTATTACAAACGCAACAGGTTAAAAATAAAAAGGGTTATTACTTTCAAAAGTCTAGCAATGCACCTAAAAACATCATCTTTTTAAAATCGTTTTTAAAGGCTAATTATGCTTACGAAGATTTTAACTACATCATGGCGCTTTATCAATTTGTTTCAAAAGAAATTGATAAAATTTCAATCAATGCTTTTTACAACCTATGCACCTATTTAGAAGAAAAACAAATCTTTGAATTATCTTCTAATTCTCTTTACGATTGTTACGAGAAATCAAAAAATCGTGAAAACGATTTAGAAAATCTTAATACAATCATCGCACCACTTAAATTTTTAAAATCAACAAATGGAGAATAAACAAATGGCTAAAAAACAAGCAAAGCATGAAAATTTTGACACAGTAGTTGCTCAAGCAACTATCACAGCAACATCAAACAAATCAGACGGCAAGTACAAGCAAAAGAAAGCTACTAAAGCCGTGTACCTTGTCCCAGCAACTGAAGAAGACGCTAAAAAGTTGACAGACTTTGGTCTACAACTTTACACACCAGACACGGAGAAAGACCCAGACGCAAAACCTTACTTTATTGTGAAAGCTACTGAAAATGTGAAAATCTTCACAAGTGAAACAGACTTTGAAGAAGTGAACTTTGGGGTATCTTATGAAGGTGTGAACCCAGAAACAGGGGAAATCACAGTCAAGAAGACCCCTAACTATAAAACAGAAACTCCTGTACACGTTGCTATCATGTTTGTAGAAGGTGGCGACAATGGAAATGACTTTTTCCGTCTCAATGCTCTCATGATGGAAGACGTGCTAACACTTGAAGAAGTGCAACCCGTGAATCCTTTTGCTGAATTGTTTGGAAAATAAAAAAGCGCCTTCCTAAAGGAAAGCGCCAATTATAAAGCGTTTTTTCATGGTTTAAAAAGTCAGTTGGTTAGAATGACTTGCACCGATAAGCACCCCTTAAGGTGTAACCATCTTATCAGCACTAGTTAAACCTTGAAAAGCCTTACAACTTTTACTATATCATACTTGATTTATTTTGTCAAGTATGATATACTTTTGTTAAAAAATTGAAAGGAGAGGGCTATGACCTCACTAGAATGTTTAGAAATTCTAAACAATGCAATTTCTAAAGTCGGAAACGATGAAGAAATTGAAAGCCTAACAACAGACTTGATGGACATCAAGAATTTTGTGGGCGAAGTTGATTTAACCGTCTCAGTCTTGAATGAAGACGTTGAGCGCTTAAACAAGAAAAACGGCGAATTACGTTCAGCTAATAACGAACTATACCGCCGTTTAGGGGCGCAAGATGAAATCATGAAAAAGGCTAATGAAGACATGAGCGTAGTATCAGCAATCAATGCTGTTATTTAATAGAAAGGAAAAAGGAAAATGAAACAGTTTTCTAAAAATATTAACTGGTATCCAAACAACACGCTTGAAGCGTTAAAAGATGAACCAGAAACAGTCGCAGAAGTGACACCACCAGCAACCATGCCAGCTGACACACCAGCGCAAGAAGTGCCAAACTACCCAGCGCAAGCCCCAGCTACTGAAGTCGAGGGCGTAGAAATGAACATCAACCACGAAAACGTGGTAGAAGAAGGAGAAGAATAAAGATGGCTAATAAAATTACCACTTTTTTATCAAACACCACAGGCAAGAACATTTCAAACATTGACCTATTGAACTCTATCCGCACCCGTGCAAGTGCTGACTATCAGGCTGATATTCCCGTGCTTGAAGGCGCACGAATCAACCATGCAACCGTACCCTATCAGGATTTTGAGAAACACGCAAATGAGTTTTTTAAAGCTCTTGTAAATCGTATTGGTTCAACTGTTATCAAAGCCCTTACTTATGAAAATCCACTAGCTATTTTCAAGTCTGAAACGTTTGAGTTCGGGGACACATTGCAAGAAATCTATGTACACCCAGCTGATAAGAAAACTTATGACGCTAAGTCAGACGTCAGCCCGTTCAAGTTTGCAGATACTAACATTGAAGTATTCTATCACACTTTGAACAATGAAAACTATTATGAGCGCACTTTTGAACGTGCTTGGATTCAGAAAGCTTTTGTTTCTGACATGGCTTTTGATGAATTTGTAGATAAGATGTTTACATCTCTTTTGTCATCAGACACGCTGGACGAGTATCAAGCTATCAAGGGCGTACTTGAGAAATCACTTGCTGAAGTTTCTTACACTGACCTTACAGGAACAACTAAGAAAATTACAGTAGCTGGTACTAAGATTGACGAAACAAAATCTGATTTTGTGGTAGACTTTAACCAATCACTAATCAATCAGTCTAAACGCTTTACAATTCCAAGCCGTACCCAATTTAACAACCCAGTGGGTGTACCTAACATGACGGCTATTGAAGACCAATACCTAGTTATTTCAGCAGAATTTTCTACCCATCTTGATATGTTACTTGCTAACGCTTTCAACATGGACAAGGCAAGCGTGCTTGCTCGCACTATTGTAGTTGATGATTTTGAAAAATTCACAGGTGCAGGTGCAAATAATGGACGTAAGCCAGTTGCTTTCTTGATTTCTGCTAAGTCTATCATTAACAAAGATAAACTAGTACACATGGAATCAATCCGTAATCCACGTAACATAACCTACAATTATTTTTACCATCACCACTATTTGACTAGTCTCTCACTTTTTGAGAATATTCATTTCTGGTATGTGGAGGAAGCCTAAAGGCTGACCGAGGGCGGGCAATAGCCCGCCCTTTTTATAATATGAAAGGGGACTAAATGAGCTACAAGAATTACAAGCGACATCTTGGAAAGATTGAGCTGAATAAGGAAACAGTGGAGCGCAACCGTCTAGCCTTCTTTGAGTTTTATTTTAACTATTTCTATAATATCGTTGTTAACTATTTCACATGGGAAGGCTTGCCAAATGATATTGACGAGCTTTTCATAGAAAGAAAGTTGATTGAAAACGGTCACGTCTCATTTTTTCATGATGATACGTTTGGCTTTATTGCTCAAGGTGGAACAAGGGGCGAGCGGTTGAATCACTATGACCAGCCTTTAAGCTATCAACCAGTCAATGCTTCTAGTATGAACTATTTTAAACAGATGGAGATAGCCTATACAGAGAATGATTTTAGAGTGATTGAAGACTTGCACAAGGACAACCCAGAGAAAATCAAAAAGCCTTGCATTGTGATTCCTAACAATAACTTTTATGAGCCTTACATTGGTTATCTTGAGTTATTTTGCGAGAAATTGGCAGATATTGAGCTGACTATTCAATTAAATAGAAACGCTCAGATAACCCCCTATTTTATCTTTGTAGACAATAATAGCGTGTTATCTATGAAAAATATCTTTAATAAGATTGCGAATTTTGAGCCAGTGGTTTATTTGAACAAGCAGAAAGACCAAGACGGACAGGATAGCTTTAAACAGTTATCTGACTACATTCAAGTATTCAGGACGGACGCACCTTTTCTACTGGACAAGTTGCATGATGAAAAGTTAAGGGTTATGAATCAACTACTAACTTTTATTGGTATCAATAACAACCCCTCAGATAAAAAAGAGCGTCTAGTAGTATCTGAAGCTATTTCTAATAATGGGGTTATCTCAGCCAATATCGAAGTAGGCTGGAAGTCACGCAGAAAAGCGGTTGACCTTATCAATAAATGTTACGGGCTAGAAATATCCGTCAAGCCAGCTGAAACCATTCAGCAATTCAATCTTGATAAAGTAGCGCTAGACATTGCAGAGCAAGGGGGTGCAGTCTTTGACCCAGAATAACACCACAGCAACCATTGCAACCTTTCTAAAATCCCGATACAGAAACCCTGTAACAGGAAAACTAGACGGGTTGGCAGTTGATGAAAACGGCGATTTTCTACATTATAATACCATTATAGATGATACTTATAACGAGCTTTTCAAGGATATGCACCTAGTAGACGGTGTTTCAGAAAATTTCAAGAAAGAATTTTGTAAGCACTTTTACAACAGGGAGATTGGGCTTGAGACTTTTGCACGCTTTCAGGTAGCACTGGAAGACGTTCTAAACAATGAGTGTTTCAATCTATTCAAGTATCTTGCAGAAATCAGAAACAAGGCTATCAAGGAATTAAATCAATCCATGAACATTGATACAGTCGGCAACCAAAAAGCAGATGGGCAAGCCTTACAGATAGCCAACACCACACCCCAGGAGCGCAAGGAAATTGTATTTACGGAGCGCTACGGAGTGATTGAATACGCTGACAACTTGGTAGAAAACCACCAGAAAAACAACGCTGACACAAAAAGCAACGTCTCAGGCTGGAGTGGTTCAAGCCTTGCTGAGCGTTTACAAAACAATGCAGAATTGAAAGACATTCAATTTCAGATTTTTAACATTTGTGATAAGCTATTTTTACAAGTGTTTTAGAAAGGGTATAGATGAAAGATTTATCAAATGCTAAAATATTAAAATATGATAGTATGTTAGAAGAAATCACTCTTTTCAGCTTTCAGGGTTTTGCCTATGCTGAAGATGGTTTGTATTATATCAAATCAGCAAGTAAGCGACTAGGCGACTTGTCCAAGTTGTGGCTAAAGCTAAAGCCTATCAGCTATCATTTTGAAAGTATTGAAGATGAAACCTTCTGGACGATAAGAAAGAGCTACAAGCCTTTATTATCTACTAAAGCCCTTCTATATATCCGTTTTAAGATTGTAGGCGCTTATTATAGCTTTGAAAAGTTAAACAGTAAGAGCAAGCTCAAAGGCTTTGGCAGAGTGATAGATGATAATAACTATTTCTCACGGATTCCACTAGTGAACGAGCTGACCCATTGGGACAATGGGGTTATTGTTACCCCTAACTATCAGATGGCGCTATCAGGCTTTAAAGATGGACGGGTGGCTATTCACGGTCAGCAATTTCTTGATGATTGGGCAACCTTTGACATCAATGTTACAAATGATAGAAAAGGAGTACAGAGAACCATCATGACAGCAGAAAGAGGACATGAACACTTATGATAATTATTAACCTATCGGAAACACCCGATACACTACAAGTTGAAGTCATGGGACATGGAGACGATACAGACCAGTCTTGCGCCCGTGTATCAACCGTTTGTGATTGTATCTATTTAACCTTTAAAGACCAGTTAGAGAAATACAAGAAGCATAACGGCTACACACTTTTAATTGCTAACAAGAAAAAACTAGGACGTAAAGATATTTTGCTTTTGCGCTTCCTTGAATACTTGGAAGCCTTGAAAGAACTCTATCCAAATTCAATCAAAATCGAAAATACAACAAACAAGGAGAAAACAAATGGCAAAAACAACTAAAAAAGTTCAAGGGATTCACTCACTTATCAAATTTCAGCGTCATCAAGGTGTTGCGAGCCTAACTATTTAAGGCAAACAAGATCTTGCTGATTTAAAACAGGATAGCAAGGGAGATACAAGCCTTATTTTGAACGCTGATAAGGACAAAGTAAATGAACTAGTTTCAGCCGTCCCTTATCTTGACATTGCTCATACAACCACAGGGGAAGCGCCTAACCAAACCAAAACGGCAACAGTAAGCCAAGACCTTTCACATTTTCCGCTATCTGGTGGGGAACTTGTAACAGTTGAAAAATCAGCTGAAGGCTTGACACTCAACGATGCAAAAGTAAAAGAGTTAATTGACACTAAAGCTGAAGCTCTAAAGAAAGAGCTTGGAAGTGGTGCTGGAACTGGTACAGGTGCAACAGCTAGCTCTATCACGTTAAACGGTGGGGAACTGGTAAAAGTTGACAAGTCAGGCGATACGCTAACACTTAATGACAGCAAGGTTAAGGAGCTAGTAGAATCTACTAAAACGGAGATTTTAAAGGCTATCCCTCCTAAAAAACTAATAGCTTCTCAATATGATTTAGAAGCTGAAGAAGTTTTAAACGCTGAGTTTGGTGTAGAAGGCGAAAAATTGCGATATAGTACATTTATTTTATCGTTAGAATACAATGGTAAATATGACAGTCATTTTATTCATATTCCACTAAATAACAATGAAGTAATTAATAAGCTATCAGACAACACTATTATCAGGATTAATCCAAAAGCTGAAGGCTTCCACATTATGCTATATTTCAAAAATGCTACTAGTATTACCATTTCAGGTGTTGACTATTGCAATTTAACTGATACACCTAGCATGACAATCAATACATTATCAGAAACCTATGATGATGTAAACAATACCTTACTACCTACAAGCGGAAACACTCCACAACCACTAGATGATGGTTATGGCCGTTTATAAGAAAGGGTTAAAATATGACACCAGAAGAATTTCATGACGAGTTTTTCCGAAACTATCGGGGGCGCTATTCTTCTTACTGGGTGGAACGATGGGGGCTTATCCCTTCCATTCCTACCAGCTTTGATAATGCTAACTCAATTTACGAGCTTTTAGCATGGCTTCAGCGTGCCTTTAAGCAGTTGCTTGATGATTTTGTAGCCCTTGAGAGTGAGTTTGAAGATTTTAAGAATGCTCTTACAGAGCTACTTGAAAACCTTGTACCGCTTTTGATTAAGCGCTACATGGAAAGCGCTGAAGCTGATAGATGGTTCACTGGTAAGGCTGACAAGTATTATGAACGAGTTATCAAACCATACATTGATGAACAAATCAGAAACTTGAAAGAAAAGATTGAGCGAGATTTACGAGAGCTTGAAAATCGAATCAATGAAAAACTTGAAGCAGAAAAACAAGAACGAATCCGTGAAATCAACAGCTTAAAGGAAAAGCTGGAACAAGAAAAACAAGCCAGACAACGAGATAAAGAAGACCTACAAAGACAAATCCAAGACCAAGCAACCAAAAACAACGATTTAAAAGATACGTTAACAAAACTGATTTCAAATCTTGAAAAATCAGGTGCATGGGCTGGAGGACTTAAAGGGAACTTTAAAGACGGTCGCAACATTGCAACAGGTAATATTAATATCTTTGGCGGTACGCCAGACGGTAACAGCTTTATCAGGACAAACAACGGAAGTACAGAAAATGACCTTTCAGGAGGTATTTGATGGCTTTAGAATTAAAATTTTCAACCAGTACCAATGCTAAAATAGAAAATTTTGGTACTGGTGTACCAGCTTGGACGGAAGCCTATGCTAACGCTTGGCAGTTCTCAAAGGCTGATACAGATTACGGCTACATGACAAACGGGAATACAACCTATATCCAATATGGACATCGTGACCCGTCAATTTGGGCTTCTATGCGCTTTTGGGGTCAATCCGTGGAAGTCATTGAAGAACGAACAAACCCCGATAATTCCATTACAGCGAAAATCAGAGTAAAAGCTCTTTTCTGGTGGAGTAAACGGGTAAGCTCAAATGCTGGTTATCGTGTTAACTACGATATTAAAGTAAACGGGCGGACAGTCTGGAGCTTTAGCGGTTATACAACCGATGAAGTGATTAAAAACGACGAAGTGGCTCAAGAATTTACGGTTACAGTTCAACCCGAAGAACGCTCTAGTGCTAGTGCTTTAAATATCAACGTTACTTACCCAAACGGAGAGTTTGACAATAACAATTTTTATGTGGGAATCTTCCTATATAATAATTTTAAAAAAGCGATTAAGCCTTGGGCTATCCGTAAGGGTGAAATCTTTAAGACCTTGAACCGCTCAAGCGGTTTCTTCAAACAGCGTAAAGACGGCTGGAAAGATGTGAGCGGTCAACCTACAAACGCAGTCGGGAAAGCCGAGAGCGCCCCTCACAAAATCAGAAAGTCGGGTCAATGGCTAGGACAAGGTCAGATAGGGCAACAATAAGGGAGGGTTTCAGCCCTCCTGTTTTTAAAGGAGTAATAAATGAAGGAATCAACTAAAATCTGGTTATATGCCAAAAGCCCTTTTAAGAATGATTATGCGAATGTTATTAACTTTGAAACAAGGGACGCCATGGAGGATTTTTTTACTAAAAAGAACCCTCATATAGATATTGTGTACGAGTATGACAAATTTCAATATACCCAAAGAAACGGCTCTATTGTAGTATCTGGACGGGTGGAGAAATATGAAAATGTAACCTACATGAGATTTATTAACAACGGACGGACTTACTACGCTTTTGTATTTGATGTACTATACGTTAATGAAGACGCTACACGGATTATCTACGAGGTGGACGTTTGGAACACCTACCAGCACGAACTAAAGGCGCTAAATGTAATCGGGCAAGTAGAACAGCAGACCATGCCTAATGAGTTATGGGCGCTAAGAGATAGTCAGCAAGGCTTTTCAGTAGGGACTAAGTACGCAAGTAGAGCTGGAGAGGTTGGTATAGATACAGAGTGGCTTGTAGTCGTTGCTAAGCCTACTATTAAAATGACAACCAAAGCCAATAGACCTGTAAATATGAGTTTTTCAGGAATGCAAAAAACCTTTAAATACTTTTTTATCCCTGTAAGTTTGAGAAAAGGGTCATCTAAGCCTTTTATCTTTAACGGTAAAAAGTATGATAGCTTTTACCTTGAAAACCTTTACAAACATTTGTTTGGCTTAAATCAAGACGGGTCAAGCACTGTAAACCAGATTGTCAATATGTATCTAAGCCGTGATATTGGGGTAAAATACAAAGAGACAACGGTAGGGGATAAGACCTATATAGAAATCTTGTCAAACGTTGTCGGAAACGTTGCAGAAATTGGGCGCAAAAATCAACGGAATTATAGACCTTCTACAAGTTCAAGCGGTGGAAGCTCTAGCACGTCCGAAACAGGCGACATTTCAACGGAAGAAAGTAGAGTTAGACTAGTGACCCGAATTATTAAGAAGCTAGTACCAGACGCAACAGCAGAAGGGATAGCTGGAATCATCGGGAACTTTTCAGCAGAAAGCAACGTAACCGCTAAGAAATATGAGGCTGACTATGCAACAGGCTACGAGTACGACAAAATGGCAACCCTTCCAACAGCTGAAAGCCTCGTAGGAAGTTGGGGCGCTTTTGCTGGGTTATACACTATTTCATTAAATGAAGCTGGTTATAGAGGGTCAGACGGTCAACACTGGATAGGCATGGGAATTGGACAGTGGACAGGCTCAAGATGTGAAGCCCTTATCGCCTACGCAAAAGAGAAAGGACAGTCTGTTTGGGACTTTAACCTACAATTTAACTTTATGAATGAAGAAAGTAGAGCGGACACTTTTAGACGTGTAGCTAGTTCATCGGCAAGCGCAAGCGACAATGCAAGCGATTTTATGAACAACTGGGAAGGTGTAGAATACAAGGAAGCTGAACGAATTGAGCAAGCGAATGCATGGCTCTCAACGGTTCAAGATGAGTTAGGAAAGGTATAGGATATGACTGAAGCAACACAAACACTAAAAGCCCTTAATGAAATCAAGTCAAGGGTGGGGACTAGCATAGGTAGCGGTCAGTGCTACGGGTTAGTCGCTTTATATTCTCAGCTTTTGGGAGGGTGTAACATCGGGGGAGGTATCAACACCCCGAACCCTGACGGAAACGGGCGCCAAGCAAGTGGAAGCGATACACAAAGGGGTATGAGTGCCAGTAATATTGGTGGCGATTATAACTGGGACGCCGTAGGCTGGAAAGTACGTTTTGACCCTTCTTTTTCTGATTTAAGAGTGGGCTGTATCGTAAACTATAAGCCAACTAGTAGTAATATCTGGGGGCATACAGCCGTTATTTCAGCTGTTAACGGTTCGAGCTATGACGTTATAGAACAAAACTACGCTTGGAGCGGTTACACTACGGAAAGAACAGGTATAGACACGGTGGATAACATTGAAAGTATTATCTACCCCCCTGAAGTGGTAGCTGGTGGAGACATCGGAGAAATCACGGGGAACACTGGAGACAGACAACTTGGAAACGGTGACTACACCAAAACAGCCTTTGACGTGGAAGCCGTTCTAATAGAAGTAGAAGGATTCTTTGACTATCGCCCCAACGTTTACGAGATTCCAAACTTGCTAGAGATTGCCTACAACCAGATACAAGACAGCTTACGAGCTTACACTGGGAAATCTGACCTAGAAATAGAAGTGCAGCTGTTAAATAGTGAATTTACTGAAGTTGAATTGTATGACATTTACGGGAATAGTTATGTATATCAACCGCAGTACCTACCTAGAACCCTTGACACAGGTCACAAGTATAAAGTCATTGTAAATGGTAGCCTTGGAGATAATAACCAAGTACACATCAACTTTTTAGAGTATAACAACGCTAACAACCTAAGCTATGCGGATAAGAATATTTTAGAAAATATTGATACGAAAACATGGACAGAATACAACCCTGAACATTTTAAGTATGGGCTTAATGATGTAACAGGGAAAAACATTGCCATTTTAAATGACGCTGAAGCTAGTTACATTCAGACCCATAAAAACCAAATGGAGCATACTCAGCTGACCTTTAAAGAAAACCGGGAAATGCTTAAACAAAGCGTGGACTTGTCAAATAAACAGGTAGCAACCGCTAACTCACAAGCTAGCTACAATGCCCAATATGCCGTAGATACAGCTAACATCAATCAATGGACTGAGGGAGCTAGTGGAGTTCTAAACGTAGCTGGGAACTTACTACAAGGTAATCTAGGGGGTGCTCTAAGTGGTTTGGCTTCTGGTGGTATGAAAGTTTTCAATGCTAACCGTGAATACAATAATAAACTAGTTGAGCAAGGGTTTACAGATACAAACAACGCTTTGAAATCTCAATCTAATGCCCTTAACAACATGAAAGCAAAAATAGCCCTAGACCAGTCAATCAGAGCCTACAACGCAAGCATGGCAGACTTACAGAATCAGCCTATCAGCGTCCAACAGATTGGGAATGACTTATCTTTCCAAAGTGGGCATTTATTGACCGATGTCTATTGGAAAGTATCAATCGCTCAAAAAGAAATTTTAGGGCGAGCAAACGAATACATAAAATGCTATGGGGTACTTGTCAATATCTTTTCTAATAATGCTTTAAGCGTTATGAAAGCCAGAAAGCGGTTTAACTACATCAAGATGATAAATGTTAACCTTGGAAACTTAAGAGCGAATCAATCTCACATGAACGCAATACAGGCTATTTTTCAGTCTGGTGTTAGAATCTGGAACTATTCAGCGAATAAAGATGATAATATTTTATTTGACATCAAGAAAAACAATCCGAATTTTTAAAAGTATGATATAATGAAATAGAAAGGAGTGGTTTTTATCGAAGAACAAGAAAAATGGTACAACCCGCAGAAAATGCTAAGCTATAACCAGTATCTAAACTTTGTTATTGGTGGGCGTGGGATTGGTAAGACCTTTGCACTAAAAAAGTATCTGCTCAAGCGCTTTATAGACAAAGGGGAACAATTTATCTATTTAAGACGTAACAAGTCAGAGCTAGATAGAATAGACAAAGACAAGTTTTTTACTACTGAATTGTTAAAACAAGTTTTTACCAATTTTGAAGTGATTGATAGTGATGCCAGCAAGATTCACACTAAAATTATTTTCAGAGCTGACAACATGGAAGATGAAGAAAATATCCTTGTCTTGTCTTCTACTAAGATAATTTTAAATGGTAAAATAGTTTGTTATCTCAAGAGCCTTTCTACTTGGGTTGACTTGAAAGGGTCAGAGTATGACGAGGTTATGAGTATTCTATATGATGAAGTTTTAATTGATGTTACCAGTAAAAAGAGGTATCTTGATAACGAGGTGGAAGCCCTACTAAACTTTATATTCTCTGTTTTTCGTAGGCGTGACGGTTGCCATGCCTACCTACTATCAAATGCAAGTAATTTCAACAATCCCTATTTTGCCTTTCTGAAATTTTATGACGATAGCGGAAAGCGCTTCTACAACATAAAACAATATGCAACGCTTATAGAATTCCCTCCACACTCAGCTTTTCAGACTGAGGAAGAAAAAGAAAGCGGATTCTTTAAGCTCTTGAGCAAGTCAAGCATTTATGAAAGCGTTGCTAACAATGAATTTCAGATAAAGAATGACAAGAACATAGCGAAGATTAAGGGCTTAAAATCTAGGTTATATAGCTTCTATTGTGATGGTACTTTCTTGACAGGGTACTACATTGATAACATGGTATATATTGCCAAAGGTTTTGACAAGAATTTGACCGTTTATTGTCTGGAAGTGGAACAGGTAGAAGATGGATTTGTTTACTTGAACAAGTCAAGCGCTCTAGGTAAGACTTTGAGAAGTCTTTATCTAAAAAATATGCTCATATATGAGGATTTAGAAACAAAAAACAAATTTTTAGAGGTTATCAATCATGTTATATAATATTATGTTAGACGTTGCAAAAGGTGACTATATCACTTTTCTATTTATCTTGATTCTATCTGACTTTATCACGGGTTTTCTCAAGGCTTGGAAGTGGAAAGTTACCGATAGCTGGACAGGGCTAAAGGGAGTTATTAAACACACCCTTACATTTATTTTTTACTACTTTGTAGCCGTTTTCTTGACCTACATTCACGCCATGGCAGTGGGTCAAATTCTGCTTATCATTATCAATCTATACTATGCCCTATCAATCATGGAAAATCTAGCTATAATGGGTATCTTTATTCCTAAATTTATGACAGCAAGGGTACAAGCTGAGTTACAAAAATACACAGCGCAACTGGATTCTGGAAAGGAACTAATGGAAGCATTTAAAGGAGCAAAAGAAGATGAAAAAGAATGATTTATTTATAGATGTTTCAAGTCACAACGGCTACGATATAACAGGTATTTTGGAAGCGATGGGAACAACTAACACCATCATTAAAATTTCAGAAAGTACAAGCTATATCAATCCATGTTTAAGCGCTCAAATTGAACAGTCTACACCAGTTGGATTTTATCATTTTGCCTGGTTTGGTGGAGATGTAGAAGAAGCAGAAAGAGAAGCAAGATATTTCTTGGAGAATGTACCTACTCAAGTCCCTTATTTGGTGCTTGACTATGAAGACCACGCAAGCGGAGACAAAGAAGCCAATACTAATGCTTGTTTGCGCTTTATGCAGATTCTTGCTGACGCTGGATATAAACCGATTTATTATAGCTACAAGCCCTTCACGCTCAATAATATTGACTATCAGCAAATTTTGGAGCAATTCCCTAATAGTCTATGGGTTGCTGGATATGGTTTAAACGATGGAAACGCTGATTTTGAATACTTTCCAAGTATGGACGGTATCAGATGGTGGCAATACTCAAGCAACCCATTTGACAAGAATATAGTGCTTTTAGACGATGAACCAGAGCAAGAACCAAAGACAGCTGGAACATGGAAAAAAGACAGTACGGGCTGGTGGTTCAGACGTGCAAACGGCTCTTTCCCCTATAATAAATGGGAAAAAATCGCTGATATTTGGTACTACTTTGACAGCAAGGGCTATTGCTTAACGTCTCAATGGGTGCTATATAAAAATAAATGGTATTATCTCAAGGATAATGGCGCAATGGCTACTGGTTGGGTGCTAGTAGGCTCAGAATGGTACTATATGGACGATTCAGGCGCAATGGTTACTGGTTGGGTTAAATATAAAAACAACTGGTACTATATGACAAATGAGCGTGGAAATATGATTTCTAATGAGTTCATCAAGTCAGGCAAGGGTTGGTATTTCATGAACGCAAACGGAGAGCTTGCAGATAACCCATCATTTACAAAAGAACCAGACGGACTTATAACCGTAGCATAACAGAAAAAGCTAGTAGATTCATTCTACTAACCTTTTTTATATTCTGAAATGATTTTATAAGCGTCATCATCAGGATTATCCAAAGCAAGGGAACAAAGAGCAGATAAAACGCTATTTACTTGATTATATTTCTGTAAATAGTGGTTTTCTAGTTGCTTTTGATTGCTGATATGCTTTTCATAACCAGACAGTGAAAAAGAGTGATGTAGGCTGATAAGTTGCTGGACTAGTCTAGCTTTTTCCAAACCGTCTGGATATGCTTTAATAAATTGTGAAAGCGCTACTAAATACCGCTCAAATGAATGTAAAATAATTTCATCAATCGTAATTAAACCCCTTACACTTTTAGCTGATAGTGAAAGCAAGCTATCTGATAATAGTCTCAATTCTGTTTCATATTGTAAGCGCTTTTCTTGCTCTTCTAGGCGTGTATTTTCTTCCATGATATTAACCCCCTACATTCTCTAAATAACTCACTAGGCGCAAAATAGAAGCCGTGTTGCTATCGTTTTCTCGCTTTAGCTTGCTGATTGTTGTTTGTTGTTGCTCAATCTGTTTCTGTTGCTTAAAGATGGTATAGGTCAATAGTGAAAGCACTACTAGAAAAGCTAGAATGATAAGGTTACAAGAAGCGAACCACCAGAACCAAAAGCGCCCTTTTTTATTTAATTTGTTGTATGACTGTTTCATTTGTTAGTACCTAAAAGTATATAATTCCCTTTCTACTGATAAATAAGTGACCCGTAATGTACCTTTGTAAGCCGTATAGCCGTCTCTTTGATGGTGTATGTCTACATCATACAAATCATAATGAGTAGGTTCAAAGCCTTCTATATCGTCCATTATAGGCTTTAAGCGACTAATAGCATAGTCAAGAGAAATAACTGGAAAGCCGTCAAAATGATACTGCTTGACTATCTTTCTAGCTTTTTCTATCTGTTTTAGTTGAATCTTATCTTTTTAATAGCCTTCCCTCCCTTGTACATATCTTTCAAAAGCTGATTTTAGACAAAAATGTTTGTATTTTGAAAATTTAAGTTTTTTCACATCTTCAAATATGACAAGCGTATTTAATCGCTCATTTTTAAAATAGTTCTCATGGACTTCTTTATAACCACGATTTCTATATAATTCTTTTTCTTCTTCTAGCTTTTCGTCTGAAAACTTATCTATACATTGAATATTAAGGGGTGTTACCCCCTCAAGAATAATTTGAAATTGTGCTATCATTTTCTAACTCCTTTACTCAACTTCTTCAAACCAATCTGAAATGTTTGTATATAATTCAGAAAGTGTTTTAACTCGTTCAAAATATTCAGCAAATGGAACAAACTCATTGTTTCTGTACAATTCAAGTTTGCGCTCATTTCCTAAGTCAACAATCTGACTTACATGGTCTCCGTATATTTCAGCGCTATCTACTCCAAAGAGTAAATCAAGCGCTTGACCGTGAGTTAATTCTGCAAAAGTTTCATCATTGTGATTCACATATAAGGCTTTCATTTTTAACATTGTTTTTCTCCTTTGTTTTAACTGACTTAATTATATCATTTCACAAAACCCTTGTCAAGTGTTTTGAGTAAATATTTTTAAATTATTTTTAGAAATGTTTCAACCTCATTTCTAACTATAACTAGTATATCATATAC